TGTGGTCATTGGCAACATTGGTGTTGCTAAGACTCTGATATCATTTGGCAATTGTGTGGAAGTCAAAGATGACGACAGACTGGACTCTGATACGAACGTCAGCACCAAGCGTGTTGCCGGTAAGTCTAAGCGAAGTAAAGTCTCATCTAAGACTAAGCTCAAGTGATACCACTCATGACGCTAATCTCACGCTGCTAATTGAGGCAGCGGTAGAGCGGCTTGAGCAAGACCTTGACCGTCAGGTGATTACGGCAGACTTTCGCGTTACTCGGTTTAACTGGGGAAGCGACACCGCTGAGGTCAAGCTAAACAAGAAAGCAGTGTGCTCAATCACAACTGTGAAGTACGTCGATGTTGACGGTAACACGGTTACCCTCGATAGCGACGACTACATCTTTGACAAGGGAAGATGCAGCATCTTTCCCCCAGCAGGCACAACTTGGCCTGAAGTCCTTGCAGACGATCCAAATGGCGTTGTAATCGACTTCTGCGCAGGATACGGGCCAAGTGCCGACTGCGTGCCAAGGCTCTTTAAAACAGCAATCATGCTTGGTGTAGGCAAGTGGTTTTTTGATCCTGCTCAAGAGGGGTCTGCACTGCATAGCCAAGAGGTTGCTTACGAGCGAATTGTTGCTCTTCTCGCGAGGTCGTCCTATCCATGAGTATTAGAAAGCGGATTGGATTCAGGCGACACTCAGCAACATTTTATCGGCATGATGGATCGGTTGATTCTTATGGTCAGCCAACATACGCGGATGATAGCTCGTGGACTGCAATCTCGTCAGGATGGCCTTGTGAACTAGTCACAACGGTCGGAGGCGAGGTACTCCGAGGTCGCATGGTAACTGAGAAGACAACTCATGTTGCGTTCGGAGAGTTTTTTGGGATCGGCAGCATCACTGTAAAAGACAGGTGCATTATCGATGGGGTCAAATACGGAATCACAAATACATCCGATCCCGATGGTATCAGTATGGAGATCCGCGTAGAACTCAGAGGTGAAAACAACTAATGAGCTACGCAAAACGTGCAGCACAGGCAGCGATAAGAATTGTAAACGAGAAACCTGGACGCAAAGGCAAGAAAGGTGTTGTTCAAAACATTTTGACGAACGACAAAGAAATCAGGCAAATGATTAAGCATCTGCCTGAAGAACTTCATCGCAGAGTCATGACCGCAGCGGTCAAGGCAGCCGCTGAGATTGTCGAAACAGAGGCATCCGTCCAGATTGCAGTTGTTGGAAGAAGAAACATTCCCTACACCGGCAAGCTTGGGAACTCACGCAAGACAGGCACGCGAGACCAGTGGGGGCAAAAACCAAGAAAACGCATTGGCACTCCTGCCGGAAACGACATGAGCAAAGCGGTAAAATGGAAAACCCTCAAGTACAGAAGAAAAGCACCTAGCACAGCAATCGTCGGAACGGATTACTATCAATACAATTTTGGTCACATCCATGAATCGCGAGTAGGCGAAGGACCAGCAAGGCATGTAATGTGGGGTCGCGATAGCGGGAAAATGCACATGCAACGTCCATGGCTTGCACCTGCTGCAAGGTCAACCATTCCGCTTCAGCGGCAAGCAATGATTAGAATTATTAAGGCACGCATGAAAAGGTTTTTCAAATCATGAGCGTAGCTACCGCTGTTCGACAAATCATTGCTGACGATGCAACCGTGACATCTTTGGCAGGCAATCGAGTCACAGTTGACTTCATTCCTGAAGACTCAGTGATGCCTGCATTGCTGCTTTATATCGTTTCAGAGTCCGCTGAAGACTGCCTAAGTGGGTTTGTTGGATTTGAAACTGCAAAAATTAGAGTAGAATGCTACGGCGAAACACGCAGTCAAGCTGACGCACTCCACGCGGCAGCAAGGGCAGCATTAAACGGTGAACGTGGCGTATACAGCAACACATTCATAAAAGGCATTGGGCAAGACACTGGCCGAGTGTATTTAGTTGACAAACCAAATGACGGGACAGATCACTGGCTGTTTCGCACAATTCAAACTTTTGAAATCTCTTACAACTCCTTCTAGAAGGAAAGAAAAATATGCCGTACCAAGGAATGACCGGACAAGGCACAACTGCCGTCCTGACGACCAACGCTATCACTGGATGCGTACGCAGTCTAACGCTGCCTGAACTGACGCAAGACAAGATCGATGCTAGTTGCCTCGACACAACTGGGTTTATGAAGTACATCCCAGGCGATCTGACTGATCCCGGCGAGTGTACTCTTGAAATTATCTTCGACCCTACTTTCGATTTTGACGCGATTGTTGGAGTAGTCGATACGCTAACCATCACGTTTGCGATTGGTGATCCAACAAACACTACCAATGCAACTTTGATTGGTACAGGCTTCATTACTAGCTATGGTCTTCCAGACTTAAGCACCAACAACCTTGCAGTCGTCAATGTGACGTTTGCATTTGACGGTGATACTGGACCAGCATTCACAGTCGAGTCGTAATCATGAATGTCGAACTTCTACCCTGCGAAGGCAAGAACCTTGCCACCGGCGCAAAAGAGGTATTCAAGCAATACCGAGTTGTTGTCGATGGCACTTTGGTTGGCTACAAGTCATGGGATTTTGGAAGCTCGATATGTTTCGTTGGCAGGGTTTCTCCTGTTGACAAATCCTTGATTGAGGAAGAGGTGAGTGCTATCCTTGGTGACAGTTCAGGCGGTGTGATGCCACCTGAGTTCGATCCAGATGACCTGCCTGAAGAGGATTACAAAGATGACTTCCCTGACGAAACAGTTACTGCTTGATCACTGCAAGATTGAGGTCAAAGAGGTAAACATCGAAGGACTTGGCATTTTGTACGTCAAGCCTTCGAGTGAACTTCAGAGATCAAAACGAATTGCAGACATGTTCGATAAGAACGGCAATTTGACGAATGAGTCAAAGCAAAGACGCAGGGTGAATTTGATCATTGATCACATCTGCGATAAAGATGGCAAAGCAATGTTCAGCGAAGGTGACTCAAAAGATTTGCTTGCTCTTGATGGCAGCAAGCTTGATCCGTTCATTGAAGCAGTCATGCTCATCAATGGAGAACTTGAGGGAAACGACGAGGCCGAGTAGATCGGCTTGTAAAGCACTTCGACAAAAACTTTAGATTGCGTTGGGTGTTTAAAATCTGCCAGAAACTGGGCATTGATGACCCATGTCACTGGATGAACTCAGTCAGCCCTCTGCTGGTCGATCAATGGATCGCGTTTGAAGTTGCCGAACAGCAAACAACGTCCTCATCAGACATGTTAGATCCCGACGAAGCACTCAAGAGGTTGACCAGTGGCAGGTAATAACGTCCGCATCGGTGCAATTCGATATGACATCATCGCAGATAGTTCTTTATATGTGAAAGGTGTTACTAAAGCTGCCAAAATGAGCCGGAAGCTTGCGAAGGACATTGCTGTCACGCGGGAGCCTTTGGAGAGATTTAAGAAAGAGTTACTGCAAGCACGCAGAGCACTTAAGGCTAATCTAATAGATGAAAAAGCGTATTTGCACACAAAGAAAAGACTGCGTGCGCAATACATTCAAGAGAATGCGTTAATCAACAAGCATACTCACAAACTGCTTTTAAACACAAAAGCAAAGAATGCCAACGCTGCCGCATCTTCTAGAATGAACTTGGCAAACATTGGTGGTGCTGCTGCTTCCATGTTTGGAGGTCGAGGTGGTGCTGCTGTTGGCCGAGGTATCGGAATCGGTGCAATGGCTGGAGGTCCGGCAGGAATTGGATTGGCCGCTGGGTTTGCTGGTGCTTATGCAACTGGGAGGATGGTCGAAGAGTTCGGTGATCTGCAAGAAGCAGCGACCGACTTAAAAGTATTCTTAGGCGAAGAGTTTGGCGAAGAGTCTGCAAAAGCATTTCGTAAAATTGCACGCGAATCTTCTCTGACTACCAAAGGGTTAATTAAGAATGCAAGGGTCTGGGCTTCCTACGGTCTTGAGACAGACAATATTGTGGACATGGTCGTAAGGCTTGGCATCGCGGCGGGGGGCGAGAGAGAAGCGTTTGACAACCTTACGCGAGCCATGGCCCAAGTAAATGCTGCTGGCAAGCTGATGGGTCAGGAAAAGAACCAGTTGATCAACGCTGGGTTTTCTCTGAAGATCATTGCTGACGAAGCTGGCGTAAGTATGACCAACTTTGCCAAGGCAATGGAAGAAGGTTCAATCAGTGCAGAGCATGTAAACAATGCTCTTATCAAAGCAACTAACGAAGGTGGCTTGTATTTTGGGCGTCTTGAAAAGAAAGCTCAAACTTTAAATGGACAGATAGACCTTGTTACAAACAACTTTAACGATTTGTTTGCAAACTTAGGTGAGTCGAAGTCAGGACTTTTCTCGACAATATTAAACCAGCTTAATGAAACGCTTTCTGAAGTAAATAAAGTAATTTCAAAATCAAATGAGCTTGAAAAGTTAAGGGAAAGAATTGAAAAATCAAAACAACAGCAGTCTGGAAGTAAAGGAGAAAAACAAGAAGAGGGTTTTCTAGCTTATTTAACGCGAGCAACTGACGCAGGGTTGAAAACATATAAGAACTTTGAAATGTTTCCAGGAAGAGATGTAACTGAATATCCCTTGGGTAAATATTTTGAGCATTTTATAAACATGAACGCGGGATACATATCGTTTTTCAATGAACTTACAACTTCTGCTGAAGACAGTGCAGCAAAAATGCAGAGTGAGCTTCAGAAGCTAGAGCAAGAAGAGAAAAAGGCAAATGCTGCGTCTGGCTTTGTTCCTGCTGAAGGAACAGGAGGTGACCCTAATGTTATTGCAGGCACAGCGGCAGAAAACTTGGCAGACGCAGCGAAGCAAGCAGCAGGTCTTCCCGGCAATCTTGGACCGGGAACTATCGACGAATACAATTTCATTCGCGATAAGATGATGGAAGACCGCACTCTTGCAATGAAAAGTTTTCATGAGGAAAAAGAGCAGACCAAGCAACTTAAGATATTAAATGGCGAAAAAGGAGGTCACCGCACAAATCGAAGACATCATCCATCGCGACAAGCACTAAGAACGCGATTGGGAATGGACCCTCAGTCAATGATGCCCATGCCTCTGCCTATCACAGGATGGGAACCAAGAGTTCCTGCTGCTGAGATAGGCATGTCTGCCGAGGAACAGGTTGAAGCAGCGTACCAAAAAGAAAGCAGGAAAATTTGGGACAAGTGGCGGATGCAGAATGCTGTAAACACTACAGAAGGCACTTACGGAACACGGATGAGTCCTAAAGAACTGGAAGGATATTTAGATGAAATCTTTTATGTTCGCCAGCGACACAAAACAGACTTAGAGGCAGCAAGAGAGCAAGACCAAAGCACAAAAGAATGGACAACATTTCTTGCCGGTGAATTTAAAACTTCGATTGAAACTCAAACAAGAAATTTAACTGGCGGCGAAGACAAACAATTTGAAGGAGTAGGCGAGTGACAAGTTTTTCTGATTTTACTCACACAACATGTCAGTTAAGAGATGGCAAGTCAGGTGCAACCAGGCACAATGCAGACAGTCTGAAAATGACTGCAAGCGTTTCGTATCAGGTTATTGTGGACAAAGCAAGAGTCGGTGGAGGTGCAGACATTACTCCTGCTGACATAAGCACTGATCACATTAGGTCTTTGTCTGACTTGCCAGCAGTCAACGTCACAACCTACGAGTATTCTGGGCTTATCAATCCGTATCTTGTTTGCATATCTAAGAATGTTACGCGAGACACAACCAACGGATTGAAGTTTATTGTCGATTGCGGATTTGAAAGTCCAGATCCAATAAAGTCTGAGAGAGCACCGCAAAGTCCGCCTGCTGCTTTGTCAGACATTACTCCGAGTGTTGCAAGTCAAATCACAAGTCAACTTCGGCCCATGTGGTCAGATAAAGATGACAAGCAATGCTGGAGACTGCCTACAGGTACTCCATTTACAAACCCTATTGTTGAAACTGTACCCGTACTGACGATCATTGTTACTCAGTACGAAACATCAATTGACTTCTCAACAATGCTTGACAGAAGCTACAAGCTGAACTCAGCAACGTACAGAAATCAAGTTAAAGACTCTTGGATGATCGGAGCAGTCAAGGCATCTGAGGTAAAGGTAAAACTTGCATCGGGCGAAGTAACTGCTGCCAAAGTCACTTATCCGATTACCTTTGCAGCGAATGAATTTAAGGCTGTTACAGCGAATGAGCCTCCAGGCCAGACACCTGCAATAGCAGCAGGTGATGTGTTTGAATACGGTCACCTGCAAGCAAGACCTTTGGTTGATGACCATTATTTAGTTCCCGGCCCAAGTGGACCAGGAACTTATTGGGACCGAGCATTGCTAAAGCCCTTTGTAAGTCCCAGCACAAACGAACCTTCTACTTGCTACATTTATCAAACAGATGGCGATGTAAGAACTCCCTCAGCAGTTGGCGCAGCAGACGACCGACCTTCGTACATGTTTTTCCGAAGTCAGGACAGAATTAATTTCTCGACATTTTTGCAGGCTTAAAAAATGACTGTCTTTGGATTTAACAATCGTCGCGATGCAGAAAACCTGTCTCATTTCTCAAAGACAATGAACTTTGAGAGAGGACGCAAGATTGGTGCTCCCGAAGGTCATGAGACAATACTTGTCAAAGCACCTTCCGATGGCATTGGTGCCAAAGCTTCGGGTCAATGCTCAAGTGCTCAGTGCTTCGTTGTTCACATCACCGAAGATGGTGAGGTCGTTGACAACACAGAAGAGGTTGAGGTCTGGAACTTTACTGAGGAAGATGTTGAGGCAAATGCTTACATCAGTTGCTTTCGGTTTCGGGAAAGTTGGGTCTTTGATGGAGGAGGAACAGGAGGTCCAGTTGCACTTGAGCGTGTAAAATTCAAGTTAAACGCGCCGTTGTATGATGTTGCAACTGGTTGGAACGATGGCAATGTTGCCGCGACTGTTATTGACCCCATGAATTCAGGACTTTTTACTGGTAATACAATTCAAGTTTATGACTTCCAAAAGCAATTTGAGTTTACACAGACTGACTCCATTGGCATTGCAGTTAAGTCATATTATGGCTGGGCAGACAACGTCAGTATTTGGCATATTGAAAGTTGCACACAGTTAGTAAAACGTGCCAAGATCGACATGAGTGGGGACGTTGCTCCTTGGGACGATTTATCTGGAGTTCCCGCAGCAACATTTACACAATCAATGTCTGACTGGCCGCACGTTCTCTGGGCAACATCTAGAGATTACGAAGGCGAGGGAGGACGACAAAGAGCGTCTTTAGTGGAGGGCATTGGTCAGCCTGTTGCAAACTTAAAGAATCCGCACAATTTTGCTGCGGCTAGTGGCTGGGCAATTGTTGAGAGGAGGCCGTCTGATGCTGTAACTCAATCGCCAGACAATCAAACCAATCCTTACAATGTAACTGAAGTGCAAGACTGGGAGTGGCACATTGTTGACGTTGAAAACGAAGTTGCACAATACGCAAAAACAAAGTTTCTTGCTGGATCGTTTGTTTTAGATATTCAAAGCGGCGACGATTTTGCGAGTGGCGTCAGTCCACTTAATATGGACGAATTCGCAAACAACGACCCTGCTAATCCAGCAGATACAATATGGGGCGATTTCACAGATCGTACTTGCCATGTTCCTTCTGGCACGCATGGCTGGGCGGCACTCAACAAAAACAATGGAAAATATCAGACGATCATGACTCTTTCTGCTTTGTTCGGAAAGGGTGAAGTAGTTGATGCTGTTGCTGATTTAAAAGGCGAAGGAGGCGATCTGATTTACAGCGAACCAACGCTAGAATGCGGAGAGTTCAGGCACAAAAATCTGATAAATATGGTTGTGTTTGGCGACAAGTCATCAACTGCAATATGCAAATTAGAATTAAACCCTGTTCCCGATCCAATCGTAGACACTTTCGCTAATGCATCAGAAATAGAAGTCGTTACTGGCGTAATCATAAACGCCAACGGTGACCTTGAGATGGAACGTAGTACTATTAAAGCCTGCGAGTCAGCGGGTGCGAATCAAACTATTGCGTTGACATCTATGGATGTCGTCAATGACGTTTACTGTTCAAACAATTTGCTGACAAAAGACTACAGCGAAATTAAATTTCTAGGCTCTACTGTAAGCTCAAGCACTGGAGTTGATCTGCCTTGCACAAACCCTGCAAACTACAATTGGGAAACTATATTTAACAATTATATATGGAATCAGAATTGGTATAGCATTAGTTACTACGACATTAACTTTCCTGAAGGTTGCTTCCCATGTCCAACCGGATGTTGTACTCAGACATTGTATGACGGATCAACCAACCAAGTTTATCCACTGACAGACAGTGATTGCACAGCCACGGTAAATCCGAGTCCTAGTCAGCCTACAGATGTGGTAAGTGTAAGCTGGGCCGAAGGCGAGTGTGATGACCCTCCTTCAGGTGGTTGCAACGGCACTTATGTTTCTGGCTTTTCAATTGGAGGTTTTGGAGGAGTAAGTGGTTGCTCTGCAACATTTACTCAGACAGGAACTGCTCTTATATCAGGCGGGACAGCGACTATAAATGGCAACTGGTCTGGTGTTGCTGGCGGCATGCCGCAGGGAAGCGTTGCTGGCACATTTACATTTACCACAGATGGAACCAACCACAGTGCGTCTGGAGCACTTCCGTCCGCTTGGGGAGGTGGAACAGTGTCAGTTTCAAATACGGGAACATGCACTGGAACTTATCAAGGAAGCGCAAGCTTGTCTGGAGGGAACTTTCCTTGTGGCAACATGATTTATGGAACTCATGACTTTACTTTAACTTAGACCTCGCAAATGAAAGAAAAAGTAGGTAGTCAACTTGAAATGCTAATTCCCGACTGGGCAGTCAGAAACAAGTCTGGTTGCAAGTGTTCTGACATGGCATCAAGAATGGACAAGCATGGAATAGTCTGGTGCGAAGACAACAAGAACACAATCGTTGCTCACTTGATGTCTCAGTCAGAGCACCTGATCCCACCGTTCAAGCTTGTGCCTGCTGCAATGAAAAAGATAATTGCAGAACAACTTGTCAACAAAGCAATTGAGAACGCAAGAAAGGCTACCTGAGCCTGCGTCCAAACTTGTTCTTTTTAGGCATCGGCTCAAAGTAAGGTACGCCATCGATCACAACGCCACATGAGATAATTGGTTTCTGTGCGAACGATGCACCATACGCCATGACCGCGTGCTTGTGATCGATGCCACATCCGACACTCATTCCCCAGTAGCGTGAGTTGTTGTTGCATCCCCAGGTGACACCTCCGGCAGTGTGATGATGGCCGATGGCCGACGATGTCCAGTCTGCTTCTGCTTTTGCAATTGCAGGAGTCTTGCCTCCGCGTCCTTGATCGCCGTGGAAGACCTGATAGTCGTCAATCTGCAACTTGTGATATCGCGGATAGAACTTCCAATCGATTCCCCAAATCTCAGCCTGCTTTCTTAGAAGAGAGGGATCAAGACCAACTGCTTTCATCTTGCGAGCAAGGTTTGCGTCATGATTCCCCGTCATCACCTCTACGTTCTTTCCAAATACTTTTTGCATGTGCTGGATTTGATCTCTTGCTGCTTCCATTTCACCAACGATGTCAGTGAATCCAATTTCACTATCGTGAAAGCTTGCACTGTGATGGTCAGCAAGATCCCCGATGTGGATTATGCGGTTGACTTGCCACTGCTCAAAGATGCTCATGCACCACTCCGCATATCCATCGAGCATAACTGGGCAATGGCTATCGCCAATGATGCCGACTCTGTTTGCTTTGCTCATCCTTGGCTTCCAAAAAAGTGTATTCGGACGTATGGTCCGTTCTCTTTGTCATCTGAGTCTTGCACTCCCAAGCACCAAGAAACGTGCTTTGCGTTGTCGTCTTGCAAGATCCCATAGGTGACAAGCGAATCAACAAGCTCCTTTGCTCCACGCAGGGTAGAATCGTGATCCCACAGACGCTGGCGAGGCCCGAGCACTCGCTCAATGACCAAGCCTACACGCTGTGCTAGGACATCTTCTAAGAGCACTTCGTGGTAGAACTGGCTGAGAGTCATCGCGATGCCTTCAGCCGTTATGACGGTGCTCTGAGGGATTGCAGCGAGCCACTGCTGCTTTTCTCGGTGGGCGGCAGAAAAGTGCTTTGTTCGGCCTGTGTTCCCGTTTTTCAACTCTTTCTTAATCGCCAGAGTGAAAAGCTTGTCACTTTTCGAGATCGAAAAATCTTGAAATTCCATCTTGACCACGATCTTCGAGGATGCTTAGAATCGGAAAAGCAGCAACAAGGATATAGCAAAAATGGAGGAAAAAAGCAATTATCTAAACATCTGCTTGACTTGCGAAGACTATTCAGAGTTTTGCACGTTGCTACGCAAAAAAGCAGATGAGTGCGATGAAAAAGGAAGGTCGTTTAATCTTCGCAGAGCGGCAGGTCTGATTTCAAATCACTTCAGAACTGACTACCTCAGCCCCTATGTAAATACTAAAGGCCTAGACAAACACGGTTTGCTTCCAGTGTTTTTGCGTGCAGACGTTGAGATGACTGATGAAAGCATAGCAATTGACTTGATGATCGTCGCAGACGATGGATTTGGATACAGTCTGCTCGAAGCAAGAGGTATTTACGAAATTTTGACACCACAAGAGTTGGCCGACAGGTCAATCAAAGCAAGGAGAAAGAGAAAAAATGAGCATACTTGAGAAAGTAAAGCGTGGCAAAGTTGCCAAGCCAAGACGCATTTGCGTCTATGGATCTCATGGAGTCGGGAAGACGACCTGGGCATCGCGGTTTCCGGATGCACTTGTCATCGCGACCGAAGATGGGTCAGGTGATATCGACGTTGCAAGGTTGTCTGTTGACAGCGCGTTGGATGTTCTGCAAGCTGCAAACGAAGCGTCTACTTCAGAATTCAAAACAATCATCATCGACTCAATCGATTGGTTTGAAAAGTTTGTAGAAGACGCATTGCATGCTGAAGGCTTCCAACAAGACTTTGGCAAAGGCACGGTTGAGGTGGCTCGAAGGATTGGAAAATTATTCGAGCAACTTGACCTGTGTATCGCAAATGGGAAGACTGTAATCCTGATTGCACACGAAGAGACTAAGAAGGTCGAGTCTGTGTCAGGTGCATCGTGGGATCGAGTACAACCAAAGTTAAGCAAGAAAGCTTGCGGGCGATTGCTCGAATGGGCAGACGAAGTGCTCCACGCTGAGATCGAGACATTCGTCAGCAGCAAGGACGAAGGGTTTGGTCGAGAGCGTGGCATTGCGACAACATCGGGTCGCAGGATTTTGAAGTCAGATTCACATCCGAGTTATGTCTCCAAGCGTAGGATCACGCTTGCTGACAAGATTGACATGAATGATCCAGTTGACTGTTTTTTAACCTCAATCACAGAGTAGTAACATGGCAGAATTTAGTTTTGATAATAATGAAGTAGAAGCAGCAAATGAATACCAGCAGATTCCTGCTGGTAGGTACACGATGGTCGTCACTGAGACTGATTTGATGCTGACAAAGAAAGCTAAGGAAGCAAACGATGCTAAACTTGGTCAGTATATTAAAGTCAAGTTTCAGATCGTTTCAGGTGAGTTTCAGAACCGCGTGGTCTTCCAAAATTTCAACGTAGTCAACGCAAATCCGAAAGCTGTTGAGATCGGACAGCAGCAGTTCCGAAATCTGCTTGAGTGCTGCGGTATCACTAAGATTACTGATACTTCTGAGATCCATCAGAAGGTTGTCGTTGCAGACATTAAGAACACGCCTGACAACGGATATGGGGTCGGCGTCGATGTCAAACGCTATTACCCTGTTTCTAAATCTCAAGCGACTACTACGACTGTTGAGTCTGCTGTGACTGAGCCTTCGGGTCCAGTTGCGTTTTGATACCTTGCTAGGGTAGAGCGAATGATTTCTGGGAGGTTTGATTCCTCCCCGCTCTTTCTGCCAACACTGGCAGAGCAGTGTGCTGAAAATCCACCTATCTCGCGAGGGTGGTCGCTTTGAGCACGGCGTTGATGTGCTTTTTTTATGCTCGCACGAATGGTCGCTGGTTACATTTAATCAATGAAAGGAAAGGTATCCCCGTGCCAAAATTCCTTGATCAGTCAGGTTCGATTCCTGATGCGAGCTTAATGTTTTTAACTCGTAAGAAGGATCGAAGATGAATGCTATTTTAGCGATGGGCTTGTTTTTCACTTGGTCGCCAAGTGTGATTGAAGTGAAACGCGAAGTGACGGTAACAAAAACTGTTGAGCTGAGTGACCAGCAAGCGTGTGAACAAGAGTGTAAGCGAATGATCAAGCTTCGACGTTTGCACGTTTTCAAGACGCCTCTCGGATGCTTTGAGGGATGCGGAATCAGCAAAAACAAAGACGTTCCTACTTGCAAGCCAAACCGCAAGATGCGTCTAACCGGCGATTGCACCATCGAAAAAGACGGTTGGTTCTACAGATGCAGAACCTGGCGTTGATTTAATTCTTTTCTGCTGCAAGCAAACATGCTCTGACAACCTTGTGTTTTGTCATCGAGGCGGAATTCCTCGACTTGCAGTTTTTCTTAACCACAGTGATGAAAAATGAAATTGCCACACGAATATACCTTGCGTGAATACCAACAAGATGCAGTAAACGGATTTTGGAAGTATGTACGCAACTCTGAGGGCAACCCAGTGCTCGGATTGCCGACAGCTGCGGGGAAGTCAATCATCATTGCAGACATCTGCAAGGGTCTTGTTGCAGTAGGGTATCGAGGTCTTGTGGTATGCAGGCAAAAAGAACTTGTCCAGCAAAACCTTGCTGCTCTCAAACGGTTTTGCCCTGATGTTGATGCTGGGATTTACTGCGCGGGGCTTGGCCGGAAGCAGACAGACAAAGACATCATCTTCGGGACCATCCAATCACTCTCAGGTCATGCTGACATCTTCGGGGCCAGGCAACTGACAATCATCGATGAGGCACATCAAGTCTCGTCAAACGAGAACACTCAGTATGCGAGGTTCCTTGCTGACCTGAAGACCTACAACCCAAAGACTCGGACTCTGGGATTGACTGCAACCCCGTTCAGGCTC